CCTTTGTATCTTTTGAACACATTTTGCAATTTGCATGTGTGGTACTCCTATCGTTGGTTGATTGTTGATTTGACTTTATAAAAAGTCTCTAAGCCTACCCAGTGAATAGGCTTAAAGTCTGTTTATTAATTTACCAACTTTTATTAAAAATATGCACTTTGTAATTGTCCGCTTCGCATTCTAAAAAATCAAAAGCCATATCTCTTTCATAACTGTCATAATCAAAGTATCTGGCAAGTGTGGAATTATTATCAGCTAAGCCTTCAATGGTGTCGTCTGCGTAGTCTTGGGCGAACACTTTGAAGCTGTCAAACGTACCGTGAAAAGCCTCTTCAAAATGTTCTAGGTCTTCAATAGAAAAATGCTCTATGAAACCTTTAACCGCTTTTACTCCGTGTAATTTAATTGCTTCAACAACTTCAATTACTTTGTCCAAGTCTGGATATTCTCCCAAGTTTGGAAAGTTGTCATAGTCGTGAATTGCGTATTCCTCAGCGTCTGGACTTGGTGACGATTTAATAACCTCCGCAATCTGTGCTTCTAGTTCGTCTTTGTCTGTCTTTGGCTCAATCCAAGAGCCGTGCAGTATTCCTGAATTATACGAAGCAAGACAAGCTACATAGATTTTAGATTTTTCTATTTTGTCAACTTTGCTTAACTCATCTGTTTTAATTGTGTTTGTTTGCATTGTGTTAACTCCATTTATTGATTGTTGATTTGACTTATATAAAAAGTCTCTAAGCCTACCCAGTGAATAGGCTTAAAGTCTGTTTATTAATTTACTTAATCTATTAATCCGCTTAAACTTACAGAGTAAGGTTTTCCGTTGTTGTCCCACTCCATATAATAACCAGTAGCGTCTCCGCCGTTGGCGTTGTACTTTTCAACAAGTTCATTATTTAGATTAAACAAGGCTTGAAGGTATTTTTTTTTCTCGCCTGATATTTCGCCATTTTGTACTTTTTCCCAAAAGTTAATAACTTGTGAATTAATACCCTCTAAAGCATGTGTTAACGCAAACTCAGAAGGTTTACCATAATGACCTTTAAGGTCTGTTTTTTCAGTTGTCATAGTGTGTACTCCGTTGTTGATTGTTGATTGTTTCGGACTGGTGTTTCTGTGTCCTCGTCAGTGCCATATAAAATGACAGACAACCGCTTTGCTAGGCTGTGAGTGTTAACGCTAACTCTATTCGTAATCTAGCAGACTGGACTAATTAAGGCTTTTAACCCCCACACACCTTAGAGACTTACTCGCCCAGATTAACCAACTCGCAATGGCTGTGTCTGTGTGTGGCAGATGATTTTTGTATGTAGATAAAAACCAGTAAAAATAATTAATTTTTAAAAAAATAAAAATATTCCTTTCCTTAATCTATGTATTTGTGGATTGCAACCCCTAAAATGAAAAAAAGTGAAAATAATTTAAAATACTTTAAAAGCCTTATTTAGCGTGGTTTCTGGGACTTTATAGGATTATAAGTAATTTAATAAGATTTTATGAGAGGAATTAACTTTATGAGTGCATAAGTTAATATTTATTATTTAAAATGAAAACTAAAACTTTTGCTACTCTTCACCTTCTTTGTCTTTGCTTTGCTCTTTCTCTTTGTCTCTTTGCCTTTGAGTGTCTTTTGGTATCTTCTCTGGGCTTCTCTTTGTGCTTGTGTTTTCATTGTCCTCTTCAGGTTGTTTGTATTTGCTAGGGTGTTTAAATGTGAATGTCATTAGTACCTTTATTAAGTTAGTGTCTAATAGAGAGGGTTTACTCTCTGAGTGTACTCTTTATTGATTATTACTATTAAGGATATGTATACAGAGGTGATACCTCTAGTAGTCTTTAGGTTAACCTAAAGAGATACTTTAGGTAGATACTTAGGGTATGTCTTTTTTCTCATACCTATCTAATAGAGCAGGTTTACTCTTCATTAACCTTGTGACCTCTGCCCTGCGTTACCTTCTTAATGCCTCTGTGCGTGGCTCTGTGTGGCTCTGTGGGTGTGTTCCTGTGGTGCATTAGATGAGATTGAGGATTGCAGGGCGTGAGCCTGTGCGTGGTACTTAAAGAGTATCAACTAAAAAAACAGACTATCTCTCACACATACATGAATAAAAAAAGAACACGCCCACACAGCCCCACGCAAAGGATATGCTGTCCTTATATATAGAAAAAGCCCTTTAAAGCCTCACTTTTGGTAGTTTTTGCACTCGCCCACACGCACCGCATGGGGGAAATTGCCGTCCTGTGTATATCAAATACCCACACAGATTTTCTCTTTAAATATTTGCCATGCGTTCAGACATACGGTTAGCACGATTGGGTGTCTGTTTAGCCCATAGACTATCTAGCATCTCCACACTGGCAGTCTTATAGTCCTCATCTTGTAGAGCTTTAAGCATACCCTTAAACTTAGAGACCCCATAAGCACCCATCTGATAACACATCTCAACCACTATATGTCTAGCAGTGTCGTGGATATTGGGACATAACATAAGGACATCTTCCGCACCTGTTACAGCACGAGCAAAGTCTCTTTCAAAGAGTTTATTCCACCCTGCTATGTCTGTAGGAGGTATCTCACCTTCTAACATTTTATGACCATAGCCACCTGTTTTAAAACCTAGAGTATCTTTATAGACTTCCATACGGAAACCTTCTTCTTTCTTAATCTCTTTTTTAGTCTGTTCTAAGTCCATTATATAAATCTTTCTTTGGTTGGGTGTCTTCCTATTGTTCCTTCCATGAATTTCTCTAAATCTTGATTAATCAAATCTTCTTTGTGCTGATTGTAAGATAAGGTTTGGTCTCTATCTAACCTATCTGTCCAATATTTAGCACACATGGCTAATGCGTCTATGGCATCATCATGTCTAAGTGAACCTTTGTCTCTTGTAAGCCTTGTCATTTGTCTAAACAACTGATGGTCTGGCTCATTCTTAAAATCTTCGTGTATTAGTAAATCATCTACTACTAACCTATGACTATTCATCAAAGGCTCTAGTGTATCTATTATCCGCTTTTCTTTTTGTGTATTGTGTCTAACTTCTTCAATCTCACATGGGTGTATCTTAGCCATAATAGGTTTTAACAACTGAGTTGCCATACCATCACCAAAGTTACTCTCAATGACTACATAGTTAACATCATGCTTCTTAGCAATATTTGATAACCTAGCCATAGTTGTATCTGAGTATCCACCTTCAAGACTACCTTGTGCAGTCAAATATAGAACTCCATGAAGCATTTTTAAGACTGCATAAGCAGTTTTATCTTCTCCTCTACCTGATGGGTCAATAGACATACATGTACCTTCAAACGGAGTAAACTCTTCAGACATATACATAGGAGCTACAAAGTAATCTCCTTTAAGTCCCACATTGGGAATGTCTGGGTCTATAGCTTTCATTTGTTCTGGTGATGAAGCCCATTGTATCTTTGCAGGTGCTTCTTTCCAAGTTGAACAACCTGAAGCTATTATTAAATCGTTTAATTTTAGAGGGTATCTATTTGCATCAGACAATGAAGTGTCTAACATAAATTGTAAGTTAAACCCTGAACGACCATACGAAGCTAATCGTTCCATTAAGTCTGTAGCATCAAATCTTTTAGGGTCTGTAGGCTCACCTTCAACACCTTTAATAATACTTGCTAACTTATCTCCATAAGAGATTGTCTGAGTTTTATTAGGTACTAATGCTGTCCAAATTTTTGTCTTAAATCCTCTTTCACCTAATGAGTTGTACAATGACATTTCATTCTGCGGTGTTCCTAGAAATATAGTTCTACCAATTTCAGGTTTAATAATTGCATCAAATTCTTTAACTGTTTCTGACAACCTATCTCTCATAAGCTGTGTTTGGGAGTTATTCGCACTCTCAACGTCATCTGCAATGATAATATCGGCTCTTGAACCTGTCATCTGACCAGAAATACCCATAGACTTAACTGAGGGTGCATGACTGGCTGTAGCAGGTGCAACATCAAAGCTAATCTTTGAATGTCTTTGGTTATCTCTAGGTATTAGGTGTTGTAACATAGGCATCTCTGAGATTAACCTTTGTGTAAACGTACTGAAATCATCTGCTCTAGTTTTACTTGCAGATACTACTAATATGTTTCTTTGAGGGTTTAGTAGTAACTGGTGGCATACGTATGCCGAAGTAATCCAAGATTTACCTACACCTCTGAATGCTTCTATTACAATTCTTTTTTCTTTTGATTGAAGAAAGTCTGCAATGTCATATTGAATGGGTGTTGGCTCTGGTAAGTTTAAATGTTTCCAACATAAGAACAAAAAGTTCTTAAAGTTATTAATTCGTTTATCCATTAGTCCTCTGGGGTATCAAAAGGTACACTATCTAAAAGGTTTACTTCTTTTTTAGCAATAGGGTCTTTTGAATATTGTTTACATATCTCAAGACAAACTTTCATCTCTGAAGCTGTTAGTTCGTCACCAGATTTTAATTTGTTATAAGAGTGAGTTACTAATAATTGAGGTAACTCTTTTATTATTGTTTCTAAATTACTTTGGTCTTCCTTGTCGGTTGTATTTTTTAAAGGTACTTCCTTTGTTTCTTGACTTGACATGTATTCCTTTTCTTTTTTTAGGTTTTTCTCTTGGTACAAATGCTTTTGCTGTTTTCATTATTTAGTTAGCCTATCCATGTGATTATAAATTCTGCCAATCTGTTTATCTATTGACATAATCTCTTCGCTTAACATTCCTAAATGAACCTCAAGTTCTACGATAGTCATTAGTACCCAACTAGAAATTCCTAAAAGAATTGCACCTAATACACCAATAAGCATTGTATTATGTTCTTTTTTCATTTAGCTATTTTTCCTTTGTTAATACCTTTTTTTATGACGTATTCTCGAGTTCCATTAGCGTTAATTGAAACTTCTTTTTTAAGATTTTTAAACAAGTTCATTTCTTTATCTTTATGTTCTTTATTTTTTATGAACTCTGTTAATTTTTTTATGTCTCTCATATTTTTTAGATTTTGAATTAGGAAACTTAAACGTCCATAGGTCGTCTACAGTTTTGTTTAATTTTATAAAGATGTTGTCGATACCTCCAAAGAATGCGTAGAAAAATCTATCTATCATTTTTTGAATATGCTTGAGACTTTAATTCCAAATGATGCCGCTACGATAGCACCAAAAATATAAAATAATTCAGAAGGCATAGCTGATAAAACTTCAGCCCACTTCATAAATCTTTCTGTTTCTCCTATTAAAGGGAGTGTAAGTATTCCTAAAAACCAAATCAAAATTAATTCGTCTTTTATTCCTGAGTTTTCTATTTGAGTTTTTTGTACTTCTTTACTAGCTTCAATTTCAGCAACTTGTTTGTTGCCTCTTTTTTCTAAATGTGTTGAAAGTGCTTTTGTTGTATGACTAATTAAAGTTTTACCTAATAAACTAAAGAGCATATCCTATTAAAAATAATAAAGCTGACCATATTATTAAAGCTACAATTTTTTTATCTGTATTCATGTACCATATTTTAGCTTTGTTAATATATGTTTGAGGGTTTTGTCCAAATATCATCATTATGTTTTTTCCTGTGTTAATTCTTTGCATTCAAATTTGACTGCAAGTTTTTGTTTGTTAACTAAATCTGTTCCTATATTTTCTACTGCTTGTGATGCTTTAAGGTATCCTTGTTGAATACAATCGTAATATGTGTCAAACTCTAAAGGTATTACTTTAGGATTGTAACATTGAGGTTGCCCTGCAAATGAACACAAATGCAGTATCAACACGTATTTAAAAAGCATTATTTAAACTGAAAAAATCCTATAATTCCAACTACAAGTGTCCCAATAGCTAAGATAACTTTAAGTCCACCCTTACCCATAGAAACATCTTGTCTTAACGATTTAACTTCTTTTTTCATTTCTTCTAAAGTTTTCAAGATGTTATTCATTCGTTCAGCACAAAGTTTCTCATGTGATGAAAGTCTAACCCCAGTTGCTTCGTCAGCAAACTGTTTTAGATTAGATTTTCTAGCCATCTATCTAGCAGTACAAGGGTTATCTCCGACTAGAGGTGCTTCGGCAAATGCCATGTAAATATAATTTTGAGTTACATTTAAAGAATTAGTAGCAGTACGAAGTTTAAAACCATTAGATAAAAAATCAATCTGTCCAGCAGCTCCAGCACTATTTTCTGCATTTGAAAGATTTGGATATAATTCAAAATGACCAACTGGAGCATTTCCATTACCTAAACCTGGTCTTTTATTATCATGCATTCCCCATGCTTCTCCTGCATCTACATTTTTAACAATAAGAAATGCAGGTTTAAATCCTGTGTAAACAAATGTTCCATCAGTACTTCCATTACCTATGTAAGACCCCATTTTAGAAAAACCTTTTACATCTGCGAAGCAGTAGGCAATAAAATTTTGACCACTTCCATTTGAACCTACTGATGTACCAACATTAAATACAGAAGATGTAAATGCAGAATTTTGAAAAACAACATTACCAGCACCAGATACTGCACTATTACTATTTAAAGTCATAAATCTTGTATAATCTCCTAGTGAAGCACTTAATGGTTGATGGCTCATTAACCAATTATTTGTTCCATTTAATTCTTTAATTAAAACTACTTGTGGTGTAGCTCCTAAACCATGACCAATTGTTGCGTTACTTCCTGTACCTGTATAAGACACAATACTAAATCCACTTGTAGCTGATGCTGAAACTGTAGAACTTATAGAACCATCTGTATTAGCTACACCTGCACCATTTGCTTTCCAGTTCCATGATACACAAGTTGCACCATTAGTATTATTAAGTCTAGTAGCACTCCCTAAAGAAAAACCATCACTATCAAAAGATGTTAAATAAGATGCACTAGTTGTTTCGGCATTAGTTAAATTAGATTGTATTCTTTTAGTTACACCTCTAACTGCATCATACAATTCATGGTTTTCTGCATTAGTTCTTTGTTTTCCCCAAACCAAATCTGGTTGAAATCCAACTCCTGTTACACTTAATGTTCCACCATTAGCAGTATAAAGTTTAGTATTAAAATAATCAGAAGGTTTTTTAATTGTAGTATAAGCCATTATAAATTTAATCCTTTTGTTGATAAAGCTGTGAAGCCTGTTGGTACATCATATTCAAATATTCCTATTCCACTTGCGTTAGTTCCTGCACTAGCTACTGCTGTTGTTCCGAAGTAGCCATTGCCGAAGTTCCAATCAAAATTAGTATTTAATTGTTGGCAACCAAACATAAAAGTTTGATTTTGTAGAACTGCATTTGTAATTGCTGAACCATAGGTAGCACCATTTCTATAAAATTGAACAGAGCCATTATCACTATCAAAAGCTATTCCATAAATATCATCATTAGATGCATTAGGTGACACACTTTGTGCCGAATATTACCAA